TACCAGTAACAGGACGCCAAGCAATTAAGCTACGAGCAACATAAGTATGTTGCATTTCAGATACAATATCATCAATAGATACACCATATCCTTCGTTTAATAGCTCAACTCCATAGATACGCATTACTGCCATAGCACCATATTCATTGGCTGCAGCAAGAGTAATATCAAATGGAGGAATTTGATCAGAGAACCAAGCTAATTCTGCAGATTGATCATCCCCAACACTATTATCTAGTGAACTCTCATTTATAGTCACACCATCTGCAAAAGTAGTGGATACAGTACTTCCAGCCTGAGTTTGAAGGTCACTTATGTTCATACTACTTGCACTATTTACTGGATTTGCGCCAGATGGTCTAAAGTCATCTTTATCTGCAAGAAATTTATCTGTAGTTGCTGCGTTTTCAGACATATACCCAAGAGTACCAAGCAATGCATGACGATCAAAGATAATGAAGATCAGAGTACCAGCAATGCCACGTTTCCCTCGTGAGAAGGAACGAGGATCTGCAGATCCCATGGTGTACAAGGGAGCTTTCTCTCTAGTAATACTATAAGAAATAGCTTGGATTTCACCAAGTACCTGATTGCCAACAACAGCTTTGATGTCTACACCAGAAAAACTATTAAATGATTTCATATATTGAGAAGCCATTTTTTACTCCTATACCGCTGCCAGAGATACGACGATCGAAATCTGACGCAGCTCCCACGATGGTACCAGTTTTAATTCTAGTGTAGCCTGACCCAGAACACGCTGAGCTGGGGTTATCACCAGCTGATACTCATATTTGCTAATAATCTTATCCTTCACACCACGACTAAGCTCTTTCTCAATCGCAGTCTCCATGGCGGCTGTCTGAGCACCCGACTGGCCTTCTCCAAGGAATGGCTCGAGACGGGCTCGAAGCCTATTCACCATGGTGTTAACCTGGCGAACACTAGAAAGTCGCTGATAGTCAGAGTCAGGACGAGCAGCAGTTGGAGCATCACTCACAACGATACCCTTCTGTTTCTGATGATATGTTACATATCGCTGACCAGCTAGCAAATCCAATTTAGTCTTATTAATTCTAGCTGGAAGCTGCATATTGTTCATCACCTTATTGGTAGCCGCACTTGAGGGAGGCAGCATAAGATAGAACCCACCGTAAGATGGAGCACCAGATGCACGATACGCACTAGCACGACTAGCATTAGATAATGTAACATAAGTAGCAACAAGACTAATATGTTTGCCAATATCAATGAGATGATCATTCTCATCTTTCTGCTGAGTATCGTCTAGCCAACCAGTATCAGTAGCAATAAAGCCACCATGAGCTAAACCATCCAAACCATCTACACTAAATCCTCGAACTGCATTAGTACCAGAACTAACAGTAATACGCCCACTTGTAAATTTATTTCCAAGTAGACCTTTTCCATTACTACCTGGAGAAACAACAGATTTACCAGTAGTAGGATCAGCAATATAAGTTGGCATTTCTCCAACCCACTGAGCCATTTCACGCATAGCGAAAGAAGCTGGAGGAAGAACACCAATTACACCAGTCATGTCTACATTATCACGACTCTGGTTATAACAAAAATTAGCCAACTGATAAGCAAAATTAACTTCATGGAAATCATCTGCAGTTAGAGTTGTACCATCAATTTTCTTATCTAGTGCAGCAGACCCAATTCCGGCAGCAGTGTAGATATTAGAGGTAGTAAATGTTGGATTAAGCGGATCAGCAGGAAACCACCACCAAAAGTAATCTACACCTTCAAACTCTTCAGTATGCAAATATCCAATAGCGTCATCATCGGCACCAGCCGTAGGGAATGCTGCCAGACTATCTAGATCTAAAGCATCAACCTTAGTTGAATTCAAATCCGCTACATTTAAGTCATCAAGGTATACATTCATTGGAACAATTACATCCATGACTGCATCTTCAAGCAACTTGTAAGCTACAAATAAAGTTTGGTACATTTCCATGCGAGAAAGATTCATACCATCAGTACCGGCAGTGTATGCAACTCCAGTCACACCTGATGTAGCAGCATCAGCATCTTTTAATGTAACCAGAGATCCAGACGAACCAATATCTTCTTCTGCACCACCAGTTCCTGCAGATCCAGAAACTATAACGTCACCAAGATCTACTCGTTCGTCTGGGTAAGATGGGTTATTATCATAAACCAAAGTATCATCTACTACTCGATATACTAACAATCGTGCAGTAGTGTGATCATAAAACAAAGCATAATCAGTACCCGCAGAATCATCTTTGTATACTGTTTCAATAGTGAAGCCACCACTACCACCATCATTACCAACACCAGTTAATTTAGCAGCTGTAGCACCAATACGATATAACAGAATATTTTCTACTCCTGCTAATGCAGTTTCGTACATTCCTCGAACCAATGTGCCTTCTTTACCAAAGTAACGCTTGGCATCTGTAGTTCTACGAACATGGTAGAGCCTATCTGAAAATCCCTGACTAGCAGTACCAAGTACCAGAGTCGAAGAACTTATATTTGCAGGAATAATCATGACGTTACCATCTTGAATGGCTTCAGATATTCCTGGTAAATTTGTATAACCCATTATTTGGATCCTCCTTTATTCTTGTTTAGCTACGAGTTTAATTAAAATTTCTTCCAGAGTTTTTTCTTTAAATACCTTTAATCTCTCTGTACGCACAAAGAAATCAATAGGTCTGCCATACCATTTATTACTATCTATGTTGACTATCAAATCAGTATTCTGACCTTGATAAATTACACGTGGTACTCCTTGTGCAACAAACCACCATGAATAGTCTTCCATTAGATTTTCGAGCCATACGGCTCTCTTGTTAGCAGCCTTATTTGTTCTAGCCCAGCAAGTTAATCTAATTAAATTATCGTACCAATACCCAACAACAATTTGACGATAACCAGGCTGTTCAGGATCTATACCACTTTCACGAAAGTGAGGTTTTAAATTACGAACTCCACCTTCAAATGGTGATCCTTGAGAGAAACTTCCCGGTTCACGTTTGATTAAACTAAATGTAATTGTCTCTGTTCGTGAGGCGTAATCAGGCTCTTCTTCTGTAAACAGAATTTTATTTGGTCTATGTACGCCTGCTCTACTTTCATAATCATCTATAGCTCGTCTTAATAAATCGTAAAATTCTAGAAGCGATTTTGCTTGTCCTATACTTTTAGACCTTGTAGATTTACTTTCTTGTACAGCTTGGTCAAGCATAAAGTTGAATTGCCGTTCAACCCTTATTCGAATAGTTTCTGCGGCTAGGTTCGAATTCAATATGTCTTGTAAGTCAGACATTACTTAACATCCCATGGTCCGTTTAGGAATTTTCTTTCTGTCATATGGCAATCTAGTTTCCAGTATTCTAGTTTACCATTATCAGATCTTAAATCGAGTGGAGTAGTTATCTTATAAATATATTCTCTTTTATACGGAAGAAGAGGACTACCCGCCCGATTAAGAAATATTTCTACAATCTTGTCTTCACGAGTAATATCTACTCGTGACCGCATATAGAATATCACGCTTGGTATATTCAACAACCCAGGACCAAAAAGCTTATCTTTATTAGCTAATCCAACATCGCTATGAATTACTGTTTTGTATCCATCATACATTAACTCATCCCAGATATAACCTTCTCCATGGCACAGAGGGCAAAAATGATCTATATCTGGTTCACCTGTTAGTACATCTACACAGGCACAAGGAATTAGATTTCCATTGTCACGACGCATTTTACGTAATACGATTGGTTGCGCTTTAGCCACTTCTGGCCATTTACCATCCATCATATTATTAAACTCTTCTCGCATGTCTGGTTCTGTTTGAGAACCTGAGTATGGACCAGAAGAATTACCGCCAGAATAAAAATTAGCCATTACCAGTTCTTTTTCCTGTGTGTGCGAAGATAACGTCTAGAGCCAGAAGATCGTACTCTCGTATTAGCAGCAGGTATTCTATTACTAGTTCCTGATTCCCACATACGAGAAGACTGTATTCTATCTGGGTCTAATTGCCCTTTAATAACCATGCGTGGATTAGCTACGTCACGTGCTAATCCACGAGCTATTAACTGTGGTTCCCATTTATTGAGACAATCCATTAGATCATCCATTGTTCTATCTAAACCACGTGGATCATATTCTGTATGTAAGTCAGATAATGTCTTGGCTTTAATAAGATTAGCAGCGACATTATTCAGTAAGGTGTAAGATGTAAGACATGTAACATATTCACGTCGAGCATGTTCGTACAGTGGTGTATTAGGTCCCTTATTCCAGGTAAGTAAATCAGCCTCAATACTGCCTTCAAGAATTTGTGTCTGAATTACATCATCAAATAAATCTTTGATATATGCTCCAACTTTAAGTCGTACCTTACGTATATTTGTATATCCAGGATTGATAGTTGTCATAAAACTAAATTCATATGGTTCGAGATAGGTTTCATCGAGAGCCTGGATGCCAGACGATAAAGCTATTTCAACTACATTGTTTTGTTTCAGTTGAGAAGGTACTTTAGTTATTAATCCTGAAGCAGTAACTTCAAAATCAAATAATCCAGATATAGTTTGTACCGTTAGGTCACCTAACCATTCATCGTACCAAATACCATCTGGTCCAGATAAGGGAGGAGTAAAATCATATTCAAATATACCCTCTCCAATATAATGGGGAACACCAGATACGACCATCAAATATGATGGATCTAATATACCTGACACAAAACCATCAGGTTGATATATATTTACATATACACCACTAGCTTCAGCTGTGTCTCCAATATCATCACGAAATCTAGCTCGTAGATGAATAGTATTTCCAGCGCGTATACCTCTTTCTTTTGCCATAGTATTCCCTATCTAATTCTAACAGTTAATCTGCTATGATCAAAAATAGAAGAAGTAGCATTAGTATCAAACTTCTTATCTATTAGTGAATACAGTTTAACAATAAAATCATTATTAGAAAGAGAAGTATATGACCAAAATCCAATAGATGGATCTATTAGTTGCTTAACAAATATAGACTTTATCTTCCAGTATATATTATATAGGAGAAAGCAAATACCAATAGAAAACATCACCCCGCGTAAAATTTTTTTCTTTTCTTCTAATGTTAGCCCATGTTCAATTCTAAATATTCCAATAGATACTTTATCAGTTGTGTAATTGTTTAAAAACTGAATAGCATAGGTATTATTTACTATCTTGATAATTAAACCATTCCCTATATACAGATATGCAGATCTCCAAAAACTTACTATATTATTATCTAGAAGTCGTCTAGTAGGATCTAGTACGTTTCGAGAAAGAATAATATCTCCTATTTGAAGATCGTTATATATCATTATGCTAACATATCTGACACTAGCTTATATCCATGTGTCATCATAGATTGAATACCTGACTGTTCGAAATTCATAGGATCAATAGTAAAATGATCAGTAGGACGAATTATACGTAAATTAACGCCATCACGTTTAGCTAATGCAATATCATTTTCAAATATTTCACGAGCCATAAATCCTAAAACACGTGTTCCAAGTTCTAGTACATTTTTTGGTTCTGTGTTGTATGGAATAGGAGTTTTATTCTCTGTTAAAATTACATCTATATCTGTTGCTCCACGATCAATAGCAGCTTGAAGTGGAGTAGCATTTATAACTCCACCATCAACCCATGATCCACTATTGCCTAATGTTACTGGCGTAAATACTAATGGAAATGCTGCACTAGCAATTATGGCATCTAGAATATATTTAGATGCAGTATCAAATATGTGATATTCACCAGTCTTGGTAGACACTGCACCTACAATTAATTCATGATTCATATTTGTAATTTCATGTATATCAACTCGACTTTTTATAAGATCTGCGAATGGAGCTGAATTAAACAAACTAGGAGCCCACAGTCCATTTATTTTTCCAAATGGGAATCGCCTCTTATAGATTTTGCTAGTACGTAGTTCGTTCCATAAATCAGTTAATTTAATAGTTCCAGCCCGAAACATATCATCATGGAACATAGCTAGAAATGAAGCATTTACTGCGCCTACAGAAACACCACAGAAAAGGTCATACTCTGGTGTTTCATATTCGGCTAAAGCCTGCAGAGCACCTACTTGAAATGCACCACGACTACCGCCACCACTAAGAACTAGAGCTTTCATTTGCCTTTCTCTCTTCGTTCTTTTTAAAAATTAATTTTTTAACTTCACTTTTAGATATTTTATCAAATAATTTTATTTTGATAGATGGAGATACTTGTTCTCCATTAATAATTACAGTTGACATAATTACTCCGCAAACCAGAAATATGTAACACCAAAATGAACAGACACATCAGTTGTTGTATGCACTTTAGTACGTAAATAGAGGCCAGGATAAACAAGAGCAGAGTCGGGGGTGTTTAAATAAACAGTTACATGCGATTCTGGATTAAAGTATATGGTTTCTGCAAATTTAAATAGCTCAAGAATATCTACCCCTGGAGTTAATCCATATATATCGAACAGACCTAAAACATTGTCTTTATCTACAATAGACGATTCTAAATAATCTCCATAAGCTCCTCCGTGATTCCAATATTGACCACCATTCATGTATGATTGACGTTCTATTTTGTAATCTGTCATTGTGTCAGTATCTACCCCAGAAGCAGTAATATAGAAGCCTTTAAAACCAGCATCTTCGGGATATGTTCCATATGTAACAGATGTAATTAATGCACCATTGGATGTTTTTAAATCTTCTGGTATTAATTCGGTACCATCATGATTTGCAATTAGATACGTTAAATAATCATGCTCGACATCCGGAAGTGCATTAAAGAATACTAGATTAATAGCGCCATCTAATTCTGCACTAGACAGTAATTCTATATGAATTTTTGCAGAATTTAATATATCTTCCTCTAAATGAGATTGGTTCCATGTATTATTTAATGTATCTGTTATTAAATATGTATAAGTTGTTTCAGACATAAATATTCCTATTGTGTATACCATGCACATGATAAAGAAGTGGCATCTTCTTCTGTTACATGTGTTCCAGATCCAGAATGTACCCATGCTACGATTTGAATCTTGTCACCTGGCATAACCTCTAAAGTACTACTGCAATTAATAGATCCATAGTTGCCACTATTGCTATCACGTATATAGCACATACCTTTACTACCCCATACACTTTCATATGATGACTCGTTTCTTTGTACTTGTATACAGCCCATAACAATAGCTCTGTTCCAACCAGATGTTTTGCGTATTCCTATCTGGGCTGACAATTGAAGTGTTCCTTTTTTTAATATAGTTAACTCAGAATCTGAAAATCTAAATATAGCAGTATTACTATTAAGGTATTCATCATTCATTTCTATCTTATGGTAAGAATGTTTTTTTAGAATTTGGCCACCTTGAGATTCATTACTCATAAATACTGCTGCAGGTGTAATTAGTGTATTAAGATTAGATTCTTTTACTAGATTATCTAATGGAGTAATAGATAGAGCAGATACGCTTGCACTCTCTTGTGGAGATAAAGCATGTGCAGGAAGAATCCCGCCTGAAAAAATTTGTAATTCACCAGTTGTGGCTATGGTTAAGTTAACTGTTAATTTATTAAGTGGATCATCGTGATCAATAACAATGTTATCAATTAGATTATTGTGTATTTCTCCATTAACAACTAATTGTACTCCAACATAGGTATTGGCATTATGATTTACAACAATATTTTGTGTGTTGAAAAAATTCTGACTTAATACTTTATCCCATACATTAGCCATTATAATTTTTCTCCATTAGTCCACATAGTACCTATTAATTCAACAGACCAAATAAAAATATCTTTATTAGCAGATCCATCGTCATCATATTCTACTCGAACAAAAGTCATATCACCTTCATAGTAATTGGATATATCAAATTTAGTAGACATAACAGAAATTATCTTATTTATAGTAGATAAATGAATATCGTGTGTAGACGTTTGTGCTTGTTTGGATGTTAAAGTTTCAGTATTTGCTAGAGTTCGTGCAATTGTATCTATACCTCCAGCTGGATCTGCTGCCATTACTCCAGCTATTTCAACAGGTAATGCTGAAATAATCATTCGTCCATCTGAAGAGCTGCCACTGTATATAACAGAGTAATTGACTTGTATTTGAAGAGGACAGCTAGTACATATTCCTCTAGGTAAATTCATTTGGAGATAAATAGCGTCTCCATTTCCGTTCATAACCGAATTCTTAACTTTATGGTTCCAACCAGTTGGAACACCACCGCTACCAACAGATTCGCTATCGTTAGTTACACCACCACTTTCCCCAAATATATTACCTGCAGACAGTAATGTAGTTTTAAATTGTGCAAGACCATAAAAGGCCTGTAAGCCGTTTTCTGTGAATCTAGTACGTGATGTACCAAGTTGTAATCTTTCGAAGACTGGAGAGGTTGTGAGGTTGTCTGTTATACGAAATCTGAGCCAGTATAGACTATTACTTGATATTGTTTTCTTGGTCCAATCAGCTGGAGAAGTATAAAATATATCTTCTTGCTGTCCAGATCGAATAAATATCTCATTAGCATAACGATGAAGGTGATCAGTACAAACTGCCATTACTGGTAATTCTGTCCAGGAACTTCCATCCCAATATTCTAATGCAAATGATCGTTTAGTAGATTCAACTGCTGCTATTGTTTGATCTATACGAAGACTTAAAATTTTCAGTACATCAGTAGCATCTTGAGCCTGGGTGCTTATTAGAATTGTGTGATTACTAGTTGTACCTTGAAATGAAAATGTAGATCCAGTATCCGAAGCTGCATCATCAGATACGTTAGTTAAATTACCTCCTTCTGAAGTACTTGTTGCTGTGTTGTCAGTGGTAATAACTAGCATACCTTGTGTATACGGAGCACCTCTACCTATTTCACAGTCACGTCCTTTATCAGGACGACCTATACGTAATTTGCTATCAATTTCAATAGATTTAGCTATACGATCTTGAAACAATGATATATCATGATTGTAACCCGCAGGATATACCATACGGGTACCAATCATCTTCCCACCTATTACATATACATCCGATAGAAGATCTTGAATATTAAAATGTGTAGTAATAGTTTCATCAAGATTAGGAACAGATATGTCGATACGAGATGCGTTATTTAATTTAACACCAGTTGTACAATTACGACACATATAATTAACAATATCTAGTACGGCACCGTTATCTAAATCGATACCTGTCGTCATGGTAGCTTTACTAGTAATACTATTTATATTGCATTTTGTATTACTACCATTCATTTTAAGTAAAGTTGTAATTACAGCCCCAGGAAAAGTATATAGGGATTCAATTAGAACCTGTGCATTATTTGTTATATTAATAAAAGTAGTTACTGAACCAGATACGCTAAGTCCAAATATTTTTGTAATGGACATGTATCCATTGGATACATTAATGCCAGTCTGTGCATTATAGAGCATTGTGTCGATAAGAAAGAAAGAGGCACCCGCCGTTCCAAAATTAATTAATGCAGCACCAGTAGTTCCAGTTAAAGTAAATCCAGAAAGAGTATTATTACCTGGAGAAGTGATCAGATTAGATCCTGTGGTACTAGCTATAATTTTTGTTACACTAGTACCACCTGTTGATGTAACATTTACCCATTCTTTCATGGTTATAGGAAGTTCAGTGTAGTCCCCTGGATATACCAAGACTGAAAATTTATTAGTCGATGTTGCTGTAGTGATACTGTCTATAGCATCTTTAATGGATGTAAATTGACCACCTGACTTAGCAACTGTAACTATATTACTAAATGGATCTAATGATGGTCGTTTGTGCCAATTTGTTCCATCATAAATCCATTGACTATTATCGTCAGACTGTATTGCTTCATCACCTTCTTGAACGGTAAGTGCTAATCTAGCCGCTGCATCAGCTACTATAAATACTTCAGGTAAACTAATAGAAGGAATTTGAGATACAGGGATCTTGCTTCCGCTATCTAAAGTAGCAACACCATTAGCTGCACCTTTCTCGCTAGTCGGAATAGCACCTATCTGAGTAGTTGTAATTCCATGTGGATTATCTGTTCTAATATCATGATCACCATCGGTAACAAGGTCTAGCTCAGTTTTGTTCGAGTGCGAATGCCGTGCTGACGTATTAGCAGAGACATCGGAGTTTGCTGATACTCTAGCATCTGTATAGTACAGATTAGATGTGCCTTCTGTAAGGTCGTCTGTATCTTTAGAAGAGAAATCGCTATTGAAATCAGTTGAGTCATAATGGTCAAGATCAGTAATCTCACTTTCTGTGTGCGTATGCGAAACGGGTGTTTGTGGATCTGCAAGAAGACCAGATAGCCCTCCTACATTAATTTCGTCAGTACCTCCATTCTCATGGGAAACATGATGGAGAAGAACGGCTGATTCAACAGCTTCCCAAGCCGTGTTAGCATCATTCCGACGATAAAATTTATTTTCATCTGTACGCCAGAATACTTCTCCTTCCTCTGGTGTGACAGGAAAAGAACTACCAGAAGGCGCAATTAAGACTCCATTATTATCACGTTCCCATTGATAAGTTCCATTTATTATTCGTGGGGAACTTTCGTCTATTATTACTTGTACAACACCATATGACATATTATGTTCTCACACTAGTTATATTGGAAACTCGACGACCACTGTACGAATATGTTAGTGTAAGACGTTCAGCCTCTACACCAGAGTCATCATATTGAATTATTGTTTCTGTAGATACTTTACTTATAGCATAAGTATACTGGAATTCTCGTATCTTAATTGTTTTTGTATTATCAGTCCATAAAACTATACTTACTACTCGTGCTCCGTTGTAAGTATATTCTTGGTAATAATCTTCATCTACCCAGTGAACTAATTGATTTATTACTCTATGTTGAGCTTCTGTTACTCCTCCTCCACTAATTGCAGCATCTAAATCGTTTAGAACTGTTTGCAAAATAGAAGAAGAAGATTGAGATAGTGAAGTAGGATCTACTCCTACTCGTGTAGCACCAACAGGATGATATATTTCAATATTACCACCTGTACTATCTACTATATTTTCAACTACAATTAAATTCTGTTGATCAGAAATAGATTCTATTGTATAACGACCAGCAGCAGCATTTCCAGATAATACTACTGTATCTCCTATTTCAGCTTGCCAAGTAATCCAACGTGCTTCTACAGAATAAATATTACGTGTAATCGCAGCAGTGCTATTTGTAGAGACAGGGAAAACGCCCGCCCAAATATAAATATCTTCTACTGATTTTAATTCATCATGTGATACTGTTCGTACATCTTCATTCAATCCTAATTGTTGATGTAATACTTCTGTAGGTTCGTAATCGTCATTGTCAATAAAATTTGTACCATCATCTACTGCAACAGATCCATTTCTAATTGCATCTAATAAATCATCTGATTCTTTTATTTCTATTGCTGAAAATTCATCTTCTAGATCTCTGTTTGTAGTCGGGTGAGCTAAATATAGTCCTAGATCACTAATAGATACATCACCGCTAACAGTAGATACTCGTAATGCCATAATAATCCCTTGGAAGTTAGACTAGCTAACTAGTCTAACTTAAACTCTACAATCGCCAAGCTACTTCGAAACCTGCGATTGGGTGATGAACATTAGATCCATTACAATATAATTGAATCTCATCACCTTGAGTAACATCTACATTTACATTAGTTGCTTGGCCGCCATCGGCAGCACTAATGGCTATAGACGCAATTGATGTTCCACTACGTCTAACTTCAAACGTCCAGGTATCAGATGCAGAAGTTTGTGCAAATACACCAACAATAGTACCATCATTAAGCATACGATACCCTGTTTTAGATGAAGCAATTCCATCTTCAAGACGTAGATATATATCACTGACTCTACGACGATTGCGTCCACCTTTGTAAGTCGTACGTTCTACAGATAGCCATTTGCTACGAGAATTATCGTAGACATAAAGAACGCCACCCGAAAAAACAATTTCACCATCGTCTGGACTAGCAGGTGCAGATGCTGATACAGGTAGAATAAGATTACCACTAGTGAAATCAAATTCTCCAGTAATAGCATTACGTGCCTTATTACCAGCTAATAGAGCATACTGTGCATGATCGTCATCACCTAACCCAGATAGCCCACCATGATCAGTAATTATTCCAGAAGCTGGAGCCAGCGCAAACCATTGTGTTCCGTCATGTGCATATAAGACATCATCATCTATATCCCAAGCAATAGAACCTTCTGTAGCAGAGGGAAATGAAGTTGGAACATCATTAGCTTGAGGAAGAACAAAGTCGGTACCACCAGACAAGTCGATAGCACCTGTCATGGCATTACGTGTTTTATCTCCTGAACCTAAAATATACTGAGTATGATCATCATCACCAAGACCTGATAATCCACCATGATCGGTAACAATACCTGAAGCAGCAGCAATAAGAGTCCATTGCGTGCCATCCCAAACATATAATTCATCATCATCATTATCCCAATATAATTCACCTTCGTCACCATTAGTTGGCAATGTAGCAGAATTGGGTAATGTAAATCTACCAATTGTTAAATCTATATAATCATCAGCTAAATCTTCTGTAAGAGTAACATCAGCTATAAAACTTGATGCTACCTCAATAGCCGACCCATCTTTAGACCACTCAACGCTTCCACCAGTAATCGCGGTATGCAAATCAACAGAATCTCGTAATTCTCGTGCAGTAAATTGACCATTTCCAGCATCTGGATCGCCATCATCTCCTGCTAGTAGCTCTGTCCATGTAGCACTTGTAGCAATGGTTATACCAAGATCAGCAAGTTCTACATCAGGATCTGTTCCTGCATTCCCCGTTCTTATAAATATAGACATAAGAATACCTCCCTTTAAAGATTATTATTTCTCCATGCTATCTCAATCTCGACAAAAGGGTCACGTATTCCAAATACGGCTGTTGTCTCTGCAAACAACTGAAGTCGATCTCCTTCGTCTATATCTACATTAACTGTCGTAACATGACGCCCATTAGTGGCATTCATAACCAAAGATGCAACATTGGTCACATTACCATTACGTCTTACTCGTAAAGTCCATGTTTCAGGATTGCGAGTTTGCGCCGCAATAGCTACAATAGTTCCACTACGAAACAATCTGTATCCAGTTAGATTACTTGTTTGCCTATCTGCGATACGTAAATAAGAGTTTTTAGCTCTACCAGATCGTCCCGCTGTAGCAAATAAGCGATCGGTACTTAACCATTTGTCTCGCTCATGATCATACACCCAAAGACGTCCACCATCAACTTGGATATCTGGCTGAGAATTATCTCTAATACCTAGTATCTCGTGTTCGATAATATGTTTTCTTATGTTTGCGCCACAAGTAGACATTAGATTACGTCTCCAACAGTAGGCAGATATTCAAATGAAATAATTACATCATTAGTATTTTCATCATTTTTCCAAGTACCAGTTAAGTATTTACCATCGTCAATTGTTATGCTTGAATAATCTCCGAATATTTGTATTGTAGCTATAACTCTACTAGTTGTATCCATATGAAATAATTCACGTTGATGATGCGGTACGGCTGATTGATGAAAAATTCCTAATTTATGAATTCGCTGCGTATCCGCAACTATAGCAACATCATCTATAGCTAAAATAGCACCATTTAAATTCTTATAGATACGACATAGTTTACCTATCTGTCGCGACGTAGATGACCCTATTGCCATATTATTTCCTATATTTTTATGCGGAGAATTTTACCTATAACTTCTAGGGTTTTAACAACAGTGCCGACAGCACTAGGAGAAACGTTTGGGTGATCTGTAGCCACACTTGTAGAAATAATAACAGAATCATCTGTAATACTAGCCGGATCTAATTCTTTATTAAATTCTATATCAATTTCAGTTAACGTAGTTAACTGTTCAATAGCATGATCTGTAGGTGTAGTACTAACAACAAGTAGAGGACCTTGTGATGTAATATAATCAGTTACATGTGGTGCTACTGATAAAACAGATGTAGAGATTGTAGAAGGTATTTCCTCTATACTGCCTGTACCAGTTTCAAAATTCCAACTAATATACCCTGAAACTAAGTTACCTAAAGCATCTAATGGATCTGAAACATTTACAATGTATTGGATAGTTGGATATAAGGGTTGGTCTGGAGTAAATGATAATGTAGTTCCTACACCAGAAACTACATTAACATCTACGATACCTTGAAGAATACCTTGATATCCGGGTGATCTTAAGAAATTGTCCAAATCAGCTTGTGATACATTTGCAGGATTAGCTAACATTGCCAATCCTGGACCAATATATTGATCTGTGTCTGGACCCTCAATAAAGAAACTTTCTTCTAAACTAACTGGATCCATCTCTATATTAAACTCAATAGTTATTACGCTATTGAGAGGAATAGACACACCAGAAACTGGCGGGAAATGATCAACTACAGTATCTATTAAATTAGCCACTAGTCAGATCCTCTTCAGATGGAATTAAAAATGTTTCTTCGACTACATTTGATTCTACTACATCGGACACATTAGTCGAGGTGACGGCATTAGGATCATAGACCATATTGGAAATATCATTCCCAGCTAATTTATCAGACACTTCTTTAGAATATGTAGTGATAGCTTTCTCTAGTGTTTTAATTAAACCTTTACGCTTTTTACCACTTTTTTCTAAATCAGTTAATTGACGAAGAGTCATTAAATCCATTGTAGGAATTTCTTTTTTGATACTAGCCCAATGTTTTTTAAGATACTTTTTTAATTCAATCTCTTGAATTTTACGTTTCTGTTTTGTTATTTCTGTAAATGACTGAGCTAAAACTGGAACAGTAGTTGTAGGAGTTGTTTGTATTACATGTCCCAATAATTCTAAATATTTATCAGCGTCTTTGATAAGTAAATTACCACAATTATAATTATAAAGTAATTGCCTCTTCTCTTGAGTGCCAATTGAATCTAAATCTATATTTTTTGGTCCTGGGTCATCTATAGTTAGCATTATAGGATAAGTACCATCTTGTCCTAAATCACCAATAAACAACATGGAAGTACGACTAGTATCACTTAATGTAATTTGCATATTAACCTCATAAAAAAATAGGGAGCCGAAGCTCCCTATTTATAACCTATTTAACAACTAAATGCTATGATAACACATTACTAGTTGGTGGGATAGGGGCGATGTTACCTGCAACATCAATATTGGCCTGTGCTGGTAGCACGATCTCATTAGGCACAACATGTACATTTTTCAATGTAGCAATAGCCTTTCCTTCATTCAGGATACCAATACCATAACGTTCACGCATCTTGATTTTCATAATATCAACCTTTGGATCATTCCACTCTTCAGTAGTAACATCCTCATCGACAATAAGAACACCAAGTTCGGCAGCATCAAACATATAAATATCCGTAAGACGCCGACGTGGATCATAAGGTACAAAGGGGCTAACAATAATCCGAAACGGAATATTCATATAACTTGGCAGAATCGGACCCGAATTAAGGGTTTGTGGATATGCCGAAAGTCCACTTGCAGCTTCACCAGAAGCAGAGCCAGGTGGAGTAATAGTCTGTCCGCCAGACACACCAAGTCCACCAGTAGAACTACCATCCCAAGGAGCACGACCTGCCGGATTACCAGTATGAGTCGCAAAGAAAGCACCGCCACCTGAAGCCAACACAAAGTGGCGCAGAGTAGCATCTTTCATGAACATAACCCATGTCAATGGATGAACCAACAATGTATTAGGTGTAAACCCTTGAGTAATAACTTGTGCATATGCATCAAAGATATCATCCATGGTCACTGAACCATTACCACTACCACTCAAGTCACGACCAGTTGTAACACCCTTATACGAACTAGTCGGATGAAGGTTATCAAAAACTGGAACGCCCATGCTACGAATAAAGTCAAAAATCTTGACTTCTTTATGACGAGCAAGTGCTCGACCAGCAGCACGTAAATGCATACCAATAATGTCAAACTGTGAGTACCGAATCATTTCTTCAGTAATTTTAACAGCAATACCAGACTTACCGATACTTGCTGTTACGGTAGCTCCACCAGTCTGCAAACTGCGCTCAGGATATTCCATGCCTTCAGCGATATCAGCAGCTACTAGAGCACCAACTGCAGGAAAGGTAATAGTATGACCATACGAATAATTGATTCGTTGCAACAAACTAGTACCAATCAGGAGAGGCTCTATTGCTTCCTTGACGATATTACTGATAACCTTTGGCATCAACACAGAAGCATTAGGAACAGATAGAGCATCTTCCATTCTGAACTGTGTTTCACCTTCTACTTTGCCATTAGATTTCCATAGAACTTCTAATTGACTAGCATCTTTAATTTCAAACTTCATTCTATTACCTCCTGATTACCTAGAAATTAGGTTAATCCTAACAACTAGATTTGATGCACCAGCGTAATGAACCTTGTCAGAAACTCCACCAGTAGCACTACCAGGCATCTGATCCATTTGACCAGCATAACCAGGAAGTGATCCAGATGCGTCAGTGCTAAGAGAAGGATAAGCTGTGCGAACGCGATCTAAAGCATCTTTACTCCAGATGTCTTCTACTTCAATAACTTGACCAACGATATCTTTGAAATCTTCAGTCGTGGCAACAACATAATTTGAATCTGCATTACATTTGACGAAATCACCACCCTTCAGATCACCAAGAGCCGAAGCAAACTTCGATACATGAGAACCTGTTGGAGATGATCCGTAATGAAAGAATGCAACTTCATAATCAGTAGCACCGATATCAGCAGCCGAATATACATATACATCACCTGTAACTCTATCTACGAACCAGTCACCAGCAGATGCAATATCAGATGCAGAATCTTTTTCAACTACAAATTTGGCCGCAACATCACCAGGAGCACCTGCACCTTCACTAAATGTGATAGGAGTTCGCATAGTATTCCTAGCAACAGGAAGCAATCCGGTAAAAGTACCAGTTAAATGCGAAACATTACTAACACGTGCAGACTGTGTAAGTGCTACAGGCGTAGTTTCCTCAGCAGGTACTAAAGGCAATTCAAGAACATAGTCACACAGAATAGCTGTGCGATGCTGAAGCTGATAATTGTGACGACGTAACCCAGAAGGATTGAAACCATCATCATACTCACTAGCATCTCCAGCCCACTGCCAATAAGCATATGGAGCAACACCAACATGAGATGAAACTGCCATAGCAACTCCGCTTCCCATGAAACTACTTACTGCGGCAACATTAAATGTACCTACAGCTGTAGCCAATAGAGGTGATCCTGTACGAACATCCATAACACCAGCCTCTACATCAAGAGAAGTGTATGTGATTGTTGCACCAGTAAGTCCATACTGAGCTGGAACTAGACGGTTATCATTATCGAATGCTAGAATTTTACCTGGCATTACGACAAAATAGTCCTCATAATATTTATCAAAGAATTGAACTGGAAGCCATGCTGCTGGTCTAAATTCACCATGAGGGCGAATACCTTCAGAATGTTCTAGTTCGGGAATCATATTACCCACATGATCCCATGTTTTATGTGTTGGGCTGTATCGTCCCAAACTGTCAAAAGCCATTTAAACTTCCTCCTTATTCTTGGTTATCTTTGGGGAGCTTCCCCTCTTTCTGCATATCACGAATGAATGCAGAAGCAGCCTTATCACCTTTCATAAACTTAAGATATAAGTGATGTGCTTGGATAGCTTCCAAATCTTGTATAGTTGTTTTCATACTATCTTGAATTACCGTAGGATCTTCAACAGACCCCTCTGGTTTTCTTGACATTCCGTCATCCAGCTTATCAATGATTTTAACCATGTCAACTTCATTGATAAGTTTTGCGAGTTCTGTATCAATAGCATCGTCAGATAGTAATGTAAAATCTTTCTTATCAGCTTTCTTATCTCGTAACATTGTAAGTGTCAATAGTTCTCGTTCCTTGTTGTCACGGACAGTCTTTTGTCCATCGATTAGCTTATCTTGTAAAGTCTCTAGGTCATTATATAGAGCATGGTATTCAGAACGAAGAGCCGTTAATTCATCTCGCAAATTACCAATAGTCTCTTCATGTGAAACAACTTCATCAATTAGTTTCTGATCAGGCTTTACCGTATCTAATAATTTAATATCAGTCAATGCCTGAATAAATGCATCTACACCAACTAGTCCAGCAACACGTTTCAAAATAAGTTGTAAGGACTTTACTTCATTTTCATTTAAAGCTGGATCTAACTTAGCGTTATTTAGAGTATAACTATTCTCTTCAAGAACTGAAACGATAAGATGCATAATTTGACTATGTGCAAATGTATCAACAACAGCAGTTGAGTTACATCCAAGAGCTTTGTATTTTCTATCTAGATTCTTTGTAATATTTGTTTTATCACCCTCGTATTTATCTAGAAGAGAACGAGATGCTATGATGTGAGCACAATTTGTAATAGGAAAAGATCTACCCTCGCCGCAAAATGAAGATTGAGGCAAGTTATCAAGTTGCTCATCTGATAATTTAATATCTACTAGATCTTTAATGCCTAACTGCTCAAGAGTAAATTTACCTTCTTGGAAGCTGTTTTCAATTTCCTGCCAAACTAGAGTATAAAGTTGTTTCTCTTCTTCAAGCGTAAGCTCGGTAGAATTTAAGAGTTTAGCTACTGGATCTACTTCTTCAGTGGTATCTTCAGTTGTATTTTGTAGATCTGAAGAATCAGTAGTCTGCGTATTGTTTGAACTTGTTTCTGAATCAGAAGTTGTATCTTCAATAGAATTATCTTCTGTAGTTTTATCAGTTACCTTCATATTTGTCTCCTTGGAATCCGAAATGTATTGAGGGAAATTAACGCAGACATTACACACCTTGCCGTGATTAGTAATCTCAATATTATCTTGAATACCATTATAGTTTAATTGTAAAACCCTACTATGTCTATCAGCAGGAACATTTACTAGAGAATATTCGTCATATAGTAAATTACCAGCTATAATAAAACATTTTGCTCCATCGTAAACTGCGCCAGGTGAATGGTCACATCTACCTTCTTCAGTCCAATCTTGTTTACAAATAGAACATACTGCTTTATCGGTAGTTGCACCAACTGAACCTGTAAGATATCGTTTATCTAATAATTTTTGAATTGCATCTAAATCAGTAATATTAGCTATTATTTGAATATGTCCTAAACCTTCAAATGTTTCATCTTCTAATAAACTATCATTCAATAATGTACGAACAGTATCTACTTGTAGATCAAATGACATTTTGCCATTAACAAAATCTTGAAGTAAAGTATCTGTAATTATTCCTCGTTCTTTCCCTACATGATCTCGTACGACTAGACCTTCAGCTAGTTTGTATTTATCAGCAATAGATCCAGATGTGTCTATATAGCTAGCAGCAATAACACGTCCAACTGGATCTGCTTCATCGTTATGATGTAGCAAAACTGGTTTGTCATAATTTGCAGTAAAGGATGTGGCTCCCTTTTTCATACGATCGGGAAGATATAGACCATTATTCCTTGTAATAATTCCAGAGTGAGTAGCTGCTATTCTAACTTGAAGTCCTTTTGGTTGGTTAGATTCTTGATTGCTAGTAAATCCCATTCCAGAAGAGTGTTCTTCTCCTTGGGGGTCTTGCTTAAATGCTCCAGCATAATCATCTTGTATTTTTACAATTTGTGCATCTTCTAATTTAAATGTAACTACATCTGAAATTCGTAAAAAGTTCTTCATAGTATCTCCTACTTAGTTATAAGTGAACATTCGCACGATGGGTGAAATGGTGGAATGTCATCAAGTGTTACATATTCTGTTGTAACTGAATTTTTTGTATGTGAATTGCAAATTGCACATGATGAATCTGCTGTCATTTTACTTGAAATTGACAGCATTCCATTGTCTTTATGCGCAATTGCTCGTCCTAAATTATATGCTTTACGTACTTCTACATCTTCGATAAATCTAGTTCGATATTTTAAAGACTTAAATACAGCACGTGTGTCAGAAGCTATACTCTGTATCGGATCTGTATTATCTACTTTGCGATTAAGACTAATTACAATATCATTGGCTAATTTAGTAACGTAATGATTAGCTCTCTCTTGAAAATGAGCCCTAGCTGTAATAGCACTATTAATAAAATTGGTATTATCAATAACTTCTACCATATACCCAGAATGAAAAGCTACCATTTGATCTGTCAATAACTCTGTTATTGCTGTATCCATCTGGGTATGAATTAATTGATTTACCCATGTTTTATCTAATCGTCCAGTTCGAGTTACTCGTTCTATTGCATCATTAGTAAGCTCCGAAAACACTCCTGACAAATATCCATCTTTTCGTTTAGGTTCGGATGGACGAGTTGCAGTTACAGGAGGAGCAGATATTTCCTTAGCTTTCTGTACTGCTTGCTCTTCATGAGCTTTCTGAGATGCATTTATATCTGCTTCAGAAGTACTTAGTGTGGCAGTACGAGAAATAGCCTTAGCAAGTGGAGACCATGGTTCATCAAGAGCTTGAATTAATAGTCTAGGCTCTTCAAATAATTTCCAGAATGTATTATTCCATTCTGGAAAATGTTCTGCTGTATCAGTTTCTGCATCGATATCTTCACGTGTTGGAATCACAATTGGTTCACGACCCATCTCTGTACGAGCTTCATTAAAAGTTATCGTATTCTTAGAAAATAAATCTGCGTAATGATTATCTTTTTTAATTTGTGCATCGATATCTATTTCTTTAAATTGTAATTTACAAATATTTTCTGAATCTAGTACTGAATCTCCAAATGTAGATTCTAGTAACAATTCATTAATAATAAAAAAGTTAAAAAATCCCTCGAATACTTGTTGGTAATCTTTTACAGCATCAACTAGATTTCTAGACATATTATCTGCTGTTGCACGATTAGCTGTTTCACCTTCGCCAAAGTCTACAGCTGATACTCCAAGTCCTGAAAAAACTCGTTTCTTAAAATGTGTTAAATATCCTTCGGCTCGAAGAGCGCGACCTTCAGCACCTATAGCAGTAATCTCGTGACGTTCAGGAGTTACAATACCACCTTCTGTTGGCATAAATTGTATTTCACGTCTAACGATATCTACTTCATGCTCACCAGTTTCTGTGACTGTAGCAGGAATTTCTTTTGTTCCAACCTTGTATTGGAATAAAGGGAATAGATGTTGGTATACAAGTAGTTCAATATTTTCTTCTATTTTTCTGAGAGCACGAATATCATCCATTACAGGTACTGTAATAGGTGTACCAAAAATAAATCCATCTTTTTTATTATATACGAGATGAACGATATCCGCCGGAGAAAAATCTTTATAACTGCCGTCAGGCATCTTGTGACGCCATTGAACAATCTTGTCACCCTTAAGTTTATACTCCATACTTTCAGCAGGAGCTAAGAAATATCCTGCAACAGGTTTAATACTACCAGCAATACCTTTCTGTTTGCGTACTTTACCACCTGATGCTTTAATGTCTCTAACTTTAACAATAAATACATTATGTTTTCTTACTAAAGAAGAGCCCATACCTCGAAGCAATTCTGCTGTAGATAATTTACTTGCTTGTTCAATTTGGGCTAATCTAGTTTTGATATAAGTAATAGATTTAGGATTAGCCCCTGTAATATTCCAACCTTCTTTGAACATAAGAGCTACTTTTTTGTTCATAGATTGGCCAACATAAGAATCTGTATCTTCTACTCTACCTATTTCAGCTAGATCATACTCGGAAGGAGAAAAAGCTCCTCGCCCGAGTGATCGCATACTTTTATACTTAATAGTTGGATCGAGTACAGAACGCATTACAGCTGGCTTCATTACAGATGGGGCTACTGACGCAATTTTGGGTACTTTGTCTTTAATGACAGTCTTACCAAATTGTATACCAAAAATTTTCAACTTAGCACCTCGATTATTTATTAATTTGACCTATATGGCCAAGAGTAACATGATCTGCACAGTTGAATACCATATCATTTGAAGTTTCAATTTTGTGTATTGTATCCATGATCTGTGCATCTAGTTCCAGGTCACCTGTCAATATTATCAGTGAATCCAAATTCTGCACAGTGTCAGCAGTTGTATCTTCTGGATTAGATACAACATTTGATTTTGAAGATGTAAGAGTCGCTACGCTTTTCTGTATCGCTTGTGATATCATATTATCTCTTTCCCGAATATGTATATTCCCATTTTCATCTTCATACACTTCTGTTGCTGGACTAGTTGGTGGAACTGGTATAAAGGGTGTATCAGAACACTCCTTTTTGTGCTGTATGAGATTGATGAGTCCTTCAAGAAACTCAATTATTTTAATAATCTCTAATTTCTTACCTAGGCTTGCAGATGCTTTTGTATTAGCACCAGTTATAGCTGTAATGAACTTCATTAGTTCACCCATTAGGTCTTCTACAAGAGTTTCAATAACAGATACGATTTCTTTAATATATTTAATTATTGTATTCAATAAATCGTGCATTTGTTTTTTGGCAAGACGTAACCCTTCGGTAGCAGAACTGACATATGTATTATTCTTGGAATGAACTGCAGCTGTCTTTTTTCGACGAGCTTCTGCTAGTTCTTTGGCCATTTGTTTTTTTGCGTCTGGATTTCTAGTTTTATTATAATTATTTTCTATAGCTTTTATATCAGCATCGGCTTTATCTATTTCCTTCTGTTCGCTAGCGGTATATTGATGAAATGGATTTAGATCCGCCTGTACTCCCCAATCTGTAGCTGGTATTTCCTCAGACCATAATTTAGTATCAGCGCCAGACGGTAAACTTGCATGTGAAGCATTTTCACCTGCACCTATTGTAAAATTAGCTTGATGTACTTGACTACCTTTTATAGTTAATTCACTTGTGACAGGCTCATCTGAATGGGGTCCTATATCAAGAGAAATATCTGGTCCATTAAATAACTCGGCATACTCAAGTTTGTCCAATTGAGATATTAAAGAATCTATAATACAATCAAGTGGTTTAATTGCTAACATCAAATATTGTTCAATCGTATTCACAACAGATGTTAGAAATGGCATTAGAAGTGGTCCTATAAACATCATAATAATATCAAAAATACTATTAAGTTCTGCAGCTAAATTAGCTAGAAGGGCCATTAATCCTGCAATCATACGAAATATATCTGGAACACAAACAAAATCAAGTAGGTATTTTTCAAGCGCACATACACTAGCTATTCCTGCATCTAAATCAAACAAATCAGATATGTCATTTAGCTGTTTCAGCAAATTCATATAATAGGCAATCAGTCGTTCCCAATATTCCTCCATTTGCCTAAATAATTTAGCCATTGCATCTTCCATTACTAACGGTCTAAACATGCAAGGAAAACATTCTCTCATCTCTTCGTCAATTCCATTGCTTATATCTTCTAGAATTGAATCAGATTGAGTTCTGTTGGAAGTTGAATTGGATTGAGTTTCGCCAGTACTAGCATTTTTATTTGCAAATACATTGTTTTCTTTTTTTCTAAGATATTTGTTTACTTGAATTTGTTTCAAAGTTGCAGAAGAAGAAATACGCATCCCATTTAAAACAGGTGATAACAGAGCAAATACAGATTCTTTAGTAGGGGAATAATAAGCACCCTGCTCAAACTTTGAAGTTATTTCATTACAATCCTGTATCTGTATTGTTGGGAAAGCCATTACGATTGTTCCTCTTCAGCTTTTTTCTGACTTTGGGCTTCTGCCAAATTTTTGGGTATTTTAACTTTATCAGTCATGTATTTAGGAAGTTTTTCTCCTAAAACAGGTGTACCCATATCAATAATATCACCTACCTGGAATCCGTTTGGTAATGGTGCAATTTCGTCTGGAAGTAACTTGGCTGCAACTGCGACAGGACCTGGTTTGCTAGTCAATGTTTTCTTAATAAAATTTTTCCAGATAAAATTGACAAGAATTCGAATTAGAACATCTTGAATTTCTGGTATGTTAACTGGAGGTAACACAGAAAATCTTTGACTCATTTCCGGACGTAATCCTCCAGTATTGGCAAATTCAGTTCCATAGCCACCTTTAGCATTAATATTTGCTGCATCTGTACCCTGTTCTTGTCGTGCTTGCTCTAGATCGTCTTGTGTTACGAGAGCTTTATCTGCAGCTGTCTCACCAATAGCTATTTGTTTATCTTTACAGTCTCTATACTGATCATATGTGATTTGAGACGAATCTTGATCTGGAAACATACGTTTCATAGAAGCTATAGTAGTAGCATCTACTATAGGATCTAATTTTATAATCATATCCTTTGCTCTAATATCTGCTCTATTTTGAATAGCTGTTGCAAGTATGTTTACAGAATTGGCTAAATTTTCTACCTGAGTTATCTTATGTTCTATGTCTTTTTCCGTAAGATCGGGAAGTACATTCTTGATAGCTGTTGGTAAAACAAGCGGTTCTATGAATTCAATATCAGGTCTAAATTCTAGAATGTTTCTGCTTTCAGAATCTAACTTTGGCATATGTTATGCCTCAGTCGCTACTATGCGTAGTTGGACGGATTGGTATGACTTTACATCTTTCCCTGGGTCTACTTGAATACGTACCCAAAAAGGTAAATAAGTTGTTATATCATTTATGTCACTAAATGAAACAGAACTACCAGCAGTAATAGTGTCCCATTCGCTTTCGGTTGGTCGAGTACTGCCAACTTTTAATTTCCATGAAAACCCATTGTTACTAACAATATCATCTCCACCATCTATTGGTTGAAGAGTAATTGCACTATAGGTGTGTCCAGAATCATTATTTCTTATAAAATGTTTTTTCTCAATTATTTGGCCTGTAATGCCATCTAGAGCAATAGAAAATGGATGCGAAAAACTTGCATCAGATGAGAAAGCTGAGCCAGGGTCTGCTTCTACATATATTGAAAGAGCCATAGATATCTCCTAAATATTTTTTCTACGGGGGCGAGTTTGTTTAAACCCTAACCTACTTCTAGCTCTTTTTTCACGTTCTGCTAAATTAAGAGATCTAGGAGCAGGTCCGTCATGGGAAAAATTTGGATTATTCCATAATGATAACTGAGTCTCACGCATATGGCTAGCTGGAATACTCTTATTTACAGATATTAAACTGGTTTCAACAATATCATGTGTTCGATCAGTAGTAGGTTTAGAAGTAGGTTTTGTTTTGTTACGATAAGGATTATCTATTACTAGATCACCTTCATGAATTATTGGATCTGTTCTCTCACCTATATTGCCAGAGAATGCCATTTTGACTTCAATTTTGGGTTTACCTAATGGACTTACTTCAAGTGTAAATGCCATTATACTAAGCATAAGTGCATCTAAAGTATGATCACCTATTGTGTCTTCTTCAGCTGCGAATATAGGAACACCTGATACACTTCTACGTTTAACTACATAACCTTGTAATTGTCTTTGTAAGACATCATCAAACTTTGAGAAATGGATATCACTTGCTTCAAATCTACGAACTGTATTTTCTACTAGGAATGCTTTTCCTGGTTTTTTTGTTATTTGATGCGTAAATAAATCATGCGTTTCAACAGACCCGCCGAAAAAATATTTCTTTACAATGTTGCGCAATTTGGAGTCTGGATGTGATGGTCCTTTAGCTGGATCTATCATGGAATCATAACCAAACTTACGCAGAACTTCATCTTGTGTTCCGCCATATCCAGCATCAATGTAAATAGCCATTGGGTTCCAAACACGATTTAGATTAGCTATTTTTTGACAGGCAGCTAATTGTGTCCAATTTTCTCGACTCACAATGTGGCGATCGACTACAATAAATTTTTTAACAGTTGGATTAAATCCTAATACAACAATAGTGGTTCCAATTGCTGTGTCATTCCAGTCCACCCCAAATGAATATGTCCAGCCTGGATTGGGGGCCATATCTTGGTAACGATAATCCTGCATTGCTGTTTGAACATATGAATTTTGGAATACGCCTTCTTCTTGTTCGCCAAATTCTGCCATGACTTCATGCTTGTATGCGATACTAGTCATATTTTCTTGGAAGAACGCTTCTTGATCTTCTCCCCACATTGGGTTTACTTGTGATGGGAAATGAAATTCTTTCCAAACTTTTGAACTACAAGTATTGAAGAACTTTTCTCGCTTACCAGATGGAGTAGAACTCATCCAAATAGATGCTTGAGGATAGTTAGTGATAATAGACCAGGCTGCATCCATGTCTTTAGATGCCAAGTAATCAGCTTCGTCAAATACAAGCATATTTGCATGTTGTCCACGAACTGCTTCGGCATTTCCGCCTGATTTGGTACCTGCCGTAAAACCAGCTACTTTAGAATTGTTATATAATTCTATCGTATAGATAGGCGCTTTTACGCTTCTAAATAGTGCATTTTGTGTATTTGGGCTACTTCTAATGAGTTGCATTATTCGTTTAAAAATAAGATCAATTTGAGATTGATATGGTGTAATTATGACTACATCAAATCCTTCATTAACTGGAACACCTGGCTTGGTGAACATATGGTACAAAATTGAGATAACTAATGATTCGGTTTTTCCACTATTATGGGTATAGATACCATTAGCAATAAAGTTATGTGTATTTTCTATTTCTATATCATATGTAGTTTCTGTGCCAACTGGTGTAATTGAACTTACATAATCCCATAATATATTCTTGTTTTCTGAAGTAGCTATTTTGGTTCCTAAGACTAAACCAGTATCTATTGACAACCATTCTGCCTTAATACTGTTTGTACCAATAGTATTAGAAACATAGAACCGATGATCAGATGTACATTTTATTTCATGACCAAATCTAGTCTTAATAAGGAATACTTCTTTTTGTCCTGCATTCCAATGTCGAGTAACTCTGGAAGAAACTTGTTGTGACGTCTTCTCGTTAAGAGATATCACTATATCATCTGGTTTAATATCTGATATTGGTTTATGCTGACCATTACTAAGAGTAATCTTAGTATCACCAGTCAAACATTGTCGTCCAATTCTAAATACTTTTCTACGAGATGAACATCTCAGCATTGTTGCTTGGTATGGTCTGTGATATCTAGAATGCCCTAGAATAGGAGTATCAGGATTCTCAGAAACCCATGTTTCATATTCTTCTGGATTTCTGCGTTTCCAGATTTCTCCGTCAGGATCTAGACAATGCCAATCAAGAGTCTCAGCTGCCCATTTGACGGGATCAAGTATATACGAAGCTGTGTTATCAGTTTCGTCATTAAATAAATTAAGATTAGAGTAATCAGTTATGCCCTTGCATTTTATTTTAAATTGCTGACCTGCAACTAAGTTATGTTTTTTCTTGTAATTACGGACACAGGTAAGACAGGCATGATCACATTTATTTAAATCCATTTATCACCTTATATAAATTTATTAGATATAGAGATTAATAAATAGAGATATGTCTAGGAAAAAACATATATTAATCCTCTGTATAATACGTATTTCATTATATAGGATTAACAGCTGCATTGGATGCTAATTTGGCTTTTTTTTTAGTAGCAGCTTTGGTAATTCCTTCACCAAATATATCATCAAATGCTCTAGTTGCATTATGTTTAGTATCTCTCCATCCAACTTTTGCTGCTCTACCAACACCTGCAAGAGTGGAATTAAACATTGACTTGCCATTTGCATTAATCTTAAGACCTTTAGCAAGACCAACGCCACCATATCGTGCCGCAGCACCTCCACCAAGACCAAGCATGCCACCAACTGCTGCACCTCGAAATGCTTCCCCTAGCATACTTCTATTATCACTTAATCCACCATATGCTGCACCTAATATGCCGCCAGCTGCTGTACCTTCAAGTCCAGCCAAAAGTGGTTTAGCTTCTATGCCCCATTTAGCAATTTTTGCCCAATCAACCATTGCTGTCACCTAAATAGGATTCACACCTGAGTTTGAATTCACTGTGTTGTGAGCTTTAGATGCTTTAGATTTACCTGCAAACCATTTATTTGCACTTGTCCACATATCGTCTAGATCATTTGTTAATGTATCTCCAGCTTTACTTACACCATGCAGTGCAGCTTCGCCACGTTCCATAGCTCCTGATTTAAATTTACCAAGACCTCGGGTGACACCAACGCCACCATATCGTGCCGCAGCACCTCCACCAAGACCAAGCATGCCACCAACTGTTGCACCATTAAATGCCCCACCTAATACACTTCCGTTATCACTAAATCCGCCGTATACTCCGCCGAATAATCCACCGACTGCTGCACCGCCAGCTCCAGTCATAAGTGGATTAATTCGTGCAGCCTTTTTTGCTAATTTCATTAAACCCATTTTTTCCTCCGATTATCTATGTAAGAGAACAGCTTCATTACCTATTGCCATTCTACCATTTATATGTGAATTGTGTAGAGCCTGTAGGGATCGTTGCCTCATTGTCGAATTCATACCATATGGGTCTACCAAATTGCCGCCCATTTCTGCATGTGTAAGATTTTTATTATAACTATGTGCAGCTTCTCCATAAGCGTATGTACCAACTGTCGCTGCAGCTGCAAGAGTTACTGGAATTGCTATTCCTAAACTAATATCTGCAAGCATGGATTCAGCTATTTTAAATTGTCCCCATCCAATTCCTTCGTCTACTGCGGCTTTTATACCTCCCCATGCACCTTCATGCCTGGCACCTTCGTATATTGTATGAGCCATTATAGCAGGAGCTACCATACGAGACGCAAACCCAATAGTTTCTGCGGCTCCAAAAGTAATATGCCCTATTTTACTTGCGGTCTGTTCACCTATTTCTTTAGTTATGGCAGATGTGGCTCCACTACTTAATGATTTCCAAGCAGCTTTTTCTGCTGTAGCTTCCATGCCATAATTACGCAACCCCATGAAACCTGTATAAGTATGTCGAGCTGGAGCTGCTCTTAAATATGCTTCTTTAGCTATGCTACGTTCACTACCAGCATGTTTGATCCAATCAGGGGCAGTAGGCTTGTCAGCAAACTGAAATCCAAATCCTTCAGCAAATCCAGTAGAAAAGTTTCTACCTAATTTTGTTGATTGAAGATGGCCCCATCCGCGTTCTATATAGTTAGGAGCTTGCTTTACTCCAGACCAAAATTCTTGTCGAATTTTGCCAAATTGTCCTAATTCTTTATCCATGTCTACCTCGATGCAATCCCTGTACTAAGTTAGTTGTACTGTTTTGGAGAGCACGATGCATTGGCTTTTGCATTCTTGGATATGATCCTACTTGTCCTGTAGGCATCATTCCTGATTGAATGGACATGGCAGCAATCTGCTGTTGATCATATTGAGTATTGACAGTTGCACCCGACAATGTTGGAGAAGTAGGTCCGTGGTTATGCATTATGGTAGATGTGGCAAAATATCCTCCTCCTAATACCCCCATTGTGACATATGGATGCCGAGCTACTGTCTTTGCTCCATGCATAGTTGATTGCAGAATACCTTTTCCAGCTCCCCATGCTACTCCTGGTGAATAATAAGCAGCACCTTTAGCAGCAGCGACAAGTGGAGACTGACCAAATGCCTTACCAGTAATAGCGTCTTTTTTCTTTTGTAGAGCTTTAGACAGAAGTTCGTCTGGGGCTAACTGGCTTTCCGCATGTTTTATTTTATTCCATATTTTTTGGGTGCCAGTATCAAGTAGAACATTTTTAAGTCCAGCTTCTTCATTGAGACGAAGAATTTCTTTACCTAATTTACCTGTAGCTCCTATTCCACCACCAACTGCTGCACCTAATAAGGCTCCTTGGCCTATAGATCTTAATATACTAGTGTCACTATTTTTATCGAATCCATCTACTATACCTGCTCCGGCTCCAAACCCAGATCCAATTATCATCTTACCTGGGATTCCGCTTTTATATACATTGTAAGCAGTATTAGCAGTTGGGACCACCATCCCACGAAAAATTTCTCCTAAGAATCCCATTTTGTCTCCAACTTATTAATACAATAATATAGATAGATTATAAGTAATCAAATTATCTAGAACTAGATACTCTACTGTTACGTGATCCACGTCTCGTACTACTTGAATTACTTGCCATTTGTTTTACTGTCTTCTTTTGAATTTCGGCTTGTTCCTTTTTTCTGAGCATTGTATATGTCTTACGTTCTGCATAAGGAAGAGTTGGTATTAACGTATGAGTTCTATCTCCAGCAGCCATTTCACGAGAAAGCCGCCTACGTGTATCAGTACGTGTAAGTTTAGTTTTATTAAGAGCTGCATATTTAAGAGGTGGATTAACTTTTACCTCACTTTTTATATTTGCGAGCAAACGTTTTTCTTGATTCATAATTGAACGTTCAACGACATATTCCATTGTGGGATTATCAAGTTCCTTGCGTAATGTTGCTAGTCCCCAGTCGATTAATTTAAATGAATTATCTTTATCACGTAAAACTTGAGACAAATGTAGATCGATATGAACAGGAACATTTTCGGTAGCTCCATACATTTTTCTAGCTTGTTCTTTTAGAAAAAACATTGCATCACCAACTTCTCGTTTATTGGTGCGATCAATAGTTCGTCCAGCCATTTCTTGGAAGAACCCAATTTGTTGTTTATTATTAACTACACCTAGCATCTTAGGTACAGCATCTGGTAGCCAGTTATTGGCCTTCTGCTGCATTTCTGCTTCATATAACAGTGCATGCTTAGAGCCAAACTGTAAATAAGTGCGACGCATCGCGTCTTGTTGCTCCTTTAGTATACCAACAGTAAATTTGGGATCTTCATTCATTAATGGAGTCCAACCGCGACCTCCTGGCATAATCAAACTATCAGTATTGAAATTAGTATACAGTTCTGTCAGTGATGCATCATTTTTAACTGACGTTTTATAAACAGCTTGTTTGCTTGTCTTTAAATTATATGCCGATTCAACTTTACCAAATCCACCTTTTCCTAATTCCTTACCTATTGCGAAGGTGTCTCCCTCTGTAGTTTTTTGTAAAAATTCTCCTAACTTTACTTTCTTTATAAATTCTTTAGACCCTAATTCAGTTCCAGCTGACTGAATTGCATGCATACTATTCTTGAGAACATCAGATCCAAGATATTTTCTTAAAACTTCCATGGCTTGCTTGCTAGATGCCATGTTGCGAGTAGTCTCTGTAAGGTTCTTGAAAATGTCATATCCAGAACCAAATGGAGTAATATTGTGACGAATATACTGAGCTATACCATCGTGTCGAAGACCTTCAATTGTATTGTATTCATCATTGAAGCCAGAGAATTTAGATGGACGAGGTAGCTGTTGAGCAAACCTAAGCTGCTGTTTAGTTGTTTGTGTCTTTAAATATTTACTTAACTTTGCGTACTGTTGTTGAACTAAGCCTAAATTACCACCGTATAAATTTCCTTCTGCAGTGTAAGCTGCCGCTTCTTCTATTATGTTATTTTTATTAGCAAAATATGCGTAAGAGAATTTAGGGTTACTTGCTCTAAACTTTTTAGAATATTTTTTTAAAACTTTTTGTAGAACAATAGGGGTAAATTGATGAACTCGTTCATGAAGAATTGTTTCACTCAGTTCTGAAGAAGATAAATTGGGATTAAAAAATGTAGCATTTTTCTGTCCCAAATCCTCTAGACTACGTAAGGAACGTCTTACATGTTGAGCTTCTTCCCAAATACCTTGTTTCCGAAGTATCTTCTTGCTTTGTGTTATTTGTCTATAGTAGGATTTAATTCTGTATGATTGGCCCCATATATTTTTTGTATCTGTAGCACCAGCTAAGAATTTGAACATCTTATCCGAGATGCCACGAATAGCCCCATTCTCGTCAATCCAAGTTGGGTTCTTACTAAGAATCTTTCTGAGAACCCCAGATCCAAATTCAGTCATCTGTTGTCTCATTTGCCAAGCTACTCCATTATGTTGTAATCCTTCATGTTGTGCATAGGCTTGATTAGACTTTGGTATATTCTTGTGTTTTCTAGATTGATAATAGAGTGAACGTCCGAACCGCCGAGATAAATTTATTTCATCGGTTGTAAGGTCTCTTTTTTCATCACCAAGAGATTCAAGGAATGAAGCTTCAGCACCAACTAATAAGTTACTAGCTAATTTATCTATTCTAGTAAATGTATTGTGAGTAGTAGTTCTACCTTTATATACATTAACCAATCGTTCAGCTTGATACCTGGCATATTGCCACATGCCACGTTTGTGGCTTCTAGCTTCTTCTTCTGCAATCCTAACATGTCCACGAAGAAGAATATCTTCATCTGCAGGGCCAAAGGGTAAAGCTGATACGTCTCCTGTTCGTGTTAATTCAAGATTTAGGTTTTTGTCATCCTTGCCAGAAACAATACCTAAATAGCGACCATAAGTTTTCCTACCAGTAGATACGGTAATTCCAAGATCGCTACCCTGAGCTTCTGCCATTTGCCTCAAAGATTTAGTGGCTTGTTCGCCCCATACCTGGTTCTGCCAGATACGTACATTATCTAGTGGGTCGTCTGAGTGTCCTGTTGTTTCAGGAGCATCAATACCAGCTAGACGAACAGCTATCTTACCGTACCCAAATAACTCTTTAACTCTAGATACTATATCCTTACGATGAAGAAAAACTGTGTCCGCATCTTCTATTTCAATATTGAATTTAGATGCATCTACTCTTCGTATCTTGTCATCCTTAGTATTTACACCTTCAATAGTAGATACGGGAATTGAAAGAAAGTCTGATTCACGTAGTTGACCTAACTTAGCTTGAGCAGCATCTTGTTTTCTTTGTAATTCTGATTCGAATGCTTTTCTAGCTTCACGATCATTTATTACTTTCTTTCTGAAATCTAGAATAGTTGGATTTATCTTTGTCCCTAGGAGAGATGTAGGAATAGGTCTAGCTTTCTTCTGTTGTCTAGCTACTTTAGTAGTAGATGCCCAAGGTAGTGATCCTGTAGTATGTACTACTGAGCTATTTACTCTACTTGGAGAAGATTTTATAGGACGACGATTGGGCGGCCTCGCAAAAAATTTTTCTGTCGCTACACTAGGATTAAATCCTTTTTCAAAAGTTACTTGTGTCGATATTCGTTTCTTAATAGGTGATACGTAACGTCCAACCGCTGTATCAAGATCTACCCGATTAGAAACTGCATAATCTTCTTTATATCTAAGAGCAGCACCACGATGAGCAAATAATTCATTAGCAACCCATTCGGTAGCCCAATTTGGACCCATTGGAGATGAGGCTAAATTTATTACTTGGGCATAGACCGGAGCCTTATTGCGAAGCGCCTCTACATCAGGTCCATAATTAGAATATAACCATCCTGGATCTAATTGACGTTCAGCCTCGTGCATGAATAATTGTTTATCTTCAGGTCTCAGATCATTCTGCCAAATAGAATGTAGCCCTTCGTGTAAGGTCGTCTCTTTGATCCTGCTGGGCGATAGAACAGAATAGGTCCATTCACCTATCTCACGTGCTGCACGTGCTCTAGGGACGTACTGGAGCGTGTCTGAGAGTATTGTAATGGGGTCAATGAAGCCACCCACTGACAATGTATTGTTTGAAGAGTCAAATTGGCCCATATCGCCAATGAATTTTCGTTTATAGAGTTCAACTTGAACTGAATCTCGTTTTTTAGGGTGGTCCCATCTAACCTGAGAATGATATGCTTGAACTACTTTCTCCCTACTTATTAATTGTAGAGAGAGACGTTCATTATAAGCTCGTCTTATCTTTCTGAGAAATGACCCATATTCTTTCTCAGTAATTACACCATCATCTGTTTGAGTAGATATACCAGCTGATACACGTGGTCCTTGGTATCCAGATCCAAAATCTGTATGCATATGGCGTAGACGACTAGCCGTACCATCGTGACCCAAACCTTCAATTGTATTGTAATCATCATCATCTCCAGAAATTAGAGATAATGGTTTAACGAGGCTTAGTATTCCAACACCAAGTGCAAGACCAAGAAGTAGTGTATTGTTCTTCACAAAAGATGCGGTTCTTTCTAATAATTTAGGTGCCTTTTTTAATCCTTTTACTACTTCTTCATCTGCCGCCTGGAATATTTTTTTCTTTGCTGAATAGACTTCAGTATCTATAATTCCTTCAGCATTTATGTGAGGAATAAACCAAGAGTTATTTACTGTATAGGTTGCCTCATTGAATTGAGTACTTTCTGAAATATATTCCAGAGGCACTCGATAGGTATCAGCTAAATTAGTTAGTCCCTTCTGAACATTTTTTGTAAATGATTTGTAACTGTATTTAGTCTCTATCCTGGCAGCTTCTGCGAGTATGTCTTCTGTAGTATTATCATACATTACACTACTAATAAGCTTATTTTGTAGTGCTAACCTATTCCATTCTCTTAATTCTTTTATAGAGAGAGAGTTACGATTAGAGAGAAGATTGTGAATCTCACGCAAGCCGCCGACATCGGCTTCTGACATATGTGCATTAGCTAGAGGTTTACCAGTAAGAACTTGATAGACTAGTTCTTGTTTCCAACCAGACATACGAACTGGTCGTGGCCAAGAAGCTAACTTGTGTGCATGATCAGATAATCCAGATACAGTATTCTTCCCAGTCTCATAGAGTTTCACCCATTTGGATGCCTTAGTGTATCCTAGTGATTGTCTTTTAAGATGAGGATCAATAATTCCATATGGGGCTTCTGTGACTACATGTGCAAGACGAAGTGCAGTCTCTTGGCCAAGATCTCTAATCTTTATTTTACTGAGTGCAGATGCTAATTCCTTATCGAGACCATACTTAGCTGCTCTTTCTTGTAATTTAGGAATATCAAAGCCATGAGGCTTATTAGGTAAATCAAATGCATTATCTACATATCCAGAAAACCAACCTATTAGAGTGCTATCTTTATTAGCCTTCAGAACAGAGATGAATTTGTTCAACATCTCTTTTTCTGAAGTGAATTCCTTTCCTTGTTGTGCAAAGGACTTCTTCAGCGGTTGCCATACTTTTGAATCTGCCCAAACTCCAATAATGCTTCCTTCTGCTGGGTTGGCACCTAGAGTTTGAATTGGCTTATTATCTATTCCATATGATATGGATAGAATGGAAGCATTGCTAAAGCCACCCGCCTCGATATCAAAAAATATATTTGCCACTAGTTACTCCAGGGTGTCGTCAAACTCAGCATCAATTATTGATTGAGGAGATAGGACAGAAGATGTTTCGGCGGTCTCAATCTTTCTAGCGAGACTATCTAATTTAGTACGAAGTGCAGCCTGCTGACTACTTGGGTCATCTGTGGGCTTTTGTTTGAGTGCTGCTTCTTTCTTGTATTTTTCTTGTCTGTCACCAACCATTAATTTAACTATCTTGCTCTTCCTGGCTTGAAGCTTGTCCTTCAGATCCATGAATGGAGATAGAGCCTTTTGGATTATGGGAGCACCCTGTTGGGTTACACCAATAGTTTGATCAGTTACTAATTCAGCATTATCTGGTAGAGATAGGTTCATATTAATTCTCATTAGAAGAATTTCTATTTCTGCTAGTTCTGAAATGTAACCTACTTCTGTAAAATTATTTGGATCTACATCATACTCTTCAAAATATCTCACTATCCATTCTTTGAGTAATTGGGTTTCTATTATGCACTGTTTACCTATTGGATGTTTTCCCATTTTATATAGGGGACAGCGAGAGCGAAAAGGACAAAGATCCCCGCCGCAAAAAAGTGGAACCATTGCTGTGCTACCGGTTGAGAGTTTGCTCAAATGGTTGTGCAGAGATAGGGCTTCCTTCTTTGTTAACTGAATATCTTCGTATTCATCTAGGTTATGGCCAAGAGAACGAAAAAAATTAGATTTAGTTATCTTTCCAGATATAGTAGTAGCAGTTCCGCCGAGAGAAATCATACCTTTCTCTTCTCTATTCTCTGCTGTAAATACAGATTCATCTTCAACTTCTTCTCGCTTACTCACTTGTTACTCCTAGTTGGATACTTATCTTAAAGTAAAATGTGTGACGTTATTCCTCAGATAGTATCATTTGAATTAGACCTAGTAAATTATATAGGATGAGAGAAGAGAGACCACCGCCGCTGAAAAATTTAAATCTCGAAAAATTCTTACTAGTGCAATTTTGAGATTATTGCTACTTCGAGACAGAGTGCCGAGGGTGGGTCAAACTGTCTATAATTTAATGTATTAGAGTAAATCTCGAAAAATTCTTACTAGTGCAATTTTGAGATTATTTTTCGAGGGTGGGTATACATTTATATATGAGTGAAGAGACTCCTTTTCATGCAAGACCCCGGGGTCTTCATATGAAAGTATTCTCTTCTCTTGGTAGTGATTCACCACTAACTCTAGTGATGTCGCAGCCATTTAACTCTAGTGATTAGAGTTTTAATAGTTGTGATTTCTAGTTTGAGACAACTTGTCTTGAATTAAACAGGTATTTGTATCTATTTAATTCTTTTCACATATCTATATCTTCTTTTTTTTATTTATATGTGTGTGTACACATGGATATTACATGGTGTAGTACTCCACTCGTGCTCACATTAGAGCGTTTAAGCTCTATCAATGCCGCATTGTGCGGCAGAAAGGATTCACCATGGGTGAGTTCTTTGTTGAGATCATCACGGACCGAGAGCGCCTAGTGCGCTCTTCAGTCCGTGTGCCGTCGGAGGCCCGCGAGGGTCTCCGACGGTTCCTCCTGAAGGACCCGAGGATGCGCGTTCAACCGTAGAGGAGGAGGTCGAGGTCGAGGAGGAGGTCTTCGAGGAGGCATAGTGTCTCACCCCGCAGTAGATGTAGAGGGTCTGCTGCGGGTTAACTACTTCTGTGTACTACCTGTCCTCTACATGGGTAGTACACAGTTACTATATGTATG